TAATATTGTTGTTATAACTTGCTTGTTTCCAGTTACTGTGACCATATAAACTTGTTAAAAAAGCAACTCCTAGTGCTTCAACTTCATTACCACTTTCATCTGTAATTTTTTTATTATTTAAAACATGAACTTTTAAAACAATATTGTTTTCATCTAACTTTGCAAAATGTGCCATAAAGATTTACTCCAAAAATTCAATAATAACTATTCCTGAGCCTCCAGCACCAGAATCGGCAGGGCCATGTTTAGAACCACCAC